GCACATTCACGAAGATGTACACTACAAAGGTGTTGCATACTCAAAGAATCAAAACTTATATACCCTTAGAGACTGTGACTATATTTTCCTTTTTGATGATGATTGTTTTCCTGTTAAATCCAATTGGGCTGAATTCTTTATTAATTCAGGTTATAATCACTTGCTATACTTAGAACCAAAACACACGATAAAAGCTAAAATAAACGATTTAGAGATATTTCATAATTGTGGTGGGGTATTTATGTATCTAACAAAAGAAGTACTTAATAAAGTAGGTTATTTTAATTCTGAGTATGGTCAGTATGGATATGAACACGCTGGTTATTCAAATCGAATTTATAAAGCAGGATTAACTGATGCACCTTACCAACAATTAACAGATACTAATAAATATCTTTACGCAATGGATTATGAAATAGAACACAAGTCAAGTATTCCAACTTACAAAAAAGATAAATTGATAGAAGAAAATCGAAAAGTATTTATTAAGGAATTACAAAGCGAAACTATTTTTTATAACTTTGCAGAGTGAACGAACACATACTTTTTAAACTAGCAACTCGCAGCAGACCTGAAAAAGCAAAAAAAGCTATTCAAAATATTATAATGCTTTGTCAATCAATGAACTATACTATCTTAGTAAGCATTGATGAAGATGATGAAAGTATGTTTGGTTTTAGTTATCCTGATGATAATGTATTTATAGTTAGAGGAACTTCAAAAAATAAAATAGATGCGATAAATCGTGACATGGATATTTTTGAAGGTTGGGATATTTTAATCAATACTTCTGATGATATGGAGTTCCAAATTAAAGGTTTTGACAATATAATCAGGCAAGACTTTAAAGGAAACTTCGACCAGGTCCTACATTATACAGATGGCAATCAACACGCAAATATTATGACTATGTCAATAATGGGCTTTGATTACTATAAGCGTTTTGGTTACATTTATCATCCCGATTATAAGTCTTTATGGTGTGATGCTGAAGCTACAGAAGTAGCTCACCTTTTAGGAAAATATGAGTACATGGGTGATAGCAAAGTTTTATTTAGGCACATGCATCCTGCGTGGGGACTAGCTGATTACGATGAACAATACAGAAAAACAGAAAGTCAAGAAATGTGGCAAAGCGATTACCATTTATTCAAATACAGAAAATCAGAAAACTATTTTTTAGAGGATCATTTAATAATAAACAAGCCAAAATATCACAACATTTGAAGCTATCTATTTTAATACCAACATTACCTGAACGTTCTAATTTATTTAGTAAACTTTTTTTTGAAATTAATTTTCAGATAGAAATGCAAAATGCATTCGGTCTAGTTGAGGTTATAACAGATAACGCACCTAAAAATGAAAAAACAATAGGACAAAAAAGAAATGATTTGTTAGCTTCTGCTAATGGTGAGTATATATGTTTTATTGATGATGATGATAAAATAGCAAATAATTATTTAAGACTTGTTTTAAAAGCATTACAAAATAAACCTGATTGTGTAAGTCTAAAAGGAATTATTACAATGGATGGTCAAGCACCTAAATTTTTTGAACATTCCATAAAATACAGCGAATACAAAACAACATCTAGTATTATTACATACGAGAGATACCCTAATCACTTAAACGTTATTAAAAGAGAAATAGCATCACAATTTAAATTTCCTGAAATAAACTTTGGTGAAGATACAGACTGGGCAACTCAAATAAATAAAAGTGGACTATTAAAAAAAGAAACTTATATTGATGAGGTTCTTTATTACTATAATTACATATCAAACAAATGAAATATATTAGTTATGCACTTTTTGGCTATGGTAAGAGAGAACATAATTGCTTTGATTTTAGCTCCTATCTTCGTGGCATGTGGATTAATATTCGTCTCGCTCGCTGTATTTATCCTGACTGGAGAATACACATTTGTGTTGATGAAAAAACTTTTGAGCATTTTGAAAGTTTATTTAATAGGTGGAAACAGTACAATGTAGTATTTAAAGTATTACCTACTGAACCATTATGTAAGGCAATGTTATGGCGATTATTACCTATTTTTGAGCAAGGAGTTGAAAGAATTATTTGCAGAGATACTGATAGTCCTTTGACATATCGTGAAGCTCAAATGGTAAAAGAATGGGAAAACTCACCTAAAGTACTTCATGCAATTACTGATTCAATTTCTCATAATATACCTTTAATGGGTGGAATGATAGGATTAACTAAGCATGTTAAAGATAAGTTTCCAAGTTTTGAAAGCATTTTAGATAATCGTGATTACAATAATAAAGGAACAGACCAGGAGACATTGAATGCAAAATTGTACCCGATTTATGCAGCTCATGGAACTGAAAGCATTTTACAGCATTATATTTTAGGAATGCCAAACACCTTTTTAAGTGGTTACAGAAATTCATTTAATGATGAACCATTGGAAAATGTTAAAGAAGTCTACAGGCAGACAAATGATACTTGTGGACATATTGGAGCAGCAGGATGGTATGAAGCACCAATGATTAAGTTTTTAAACAGATACGATGAATTTAAAGACGAATACAAAGAATTAGAAAAAGAATATAAACACATATTTTATTGGGCAAATGAATAAATACGTTGTAGTAAGCGCAAATGATAATCCTGATTATTATCAATACATTCCTTTTGTTTGTAAAGCATGGAATAATTTAGGATGGAAGGTAATATGTTTTTTAAGAGGTAATCCAAAAACATTTGAAGCTATTTATGATAATGATAATTACTTTTTCTTTTTAGAAGGTAAAAGTAAATACAGAGATGAAACATTGGTGCAGGTGTCACGTTTATTTGGTGCTTATTGTTTTGAAGGTCTTATAATGACTGCTGATGGGGACATGATGCCATGTTCTGACTATTGGCATCCAAATGAAAATGAAATAACTTGTTATGGTCATGACTTAACAGGTTACGGACATTATCCTATTTGTTATATTGCTATGCATAGTAACGAATGGAAGCGAATAATGAATATAACAGACAGTGAACTGATGCCACAAATAGAAAGTCTATTAGATAAATACGAACAAGCAAGTAGTGATAATTGGGAACAATGGTGGCAAGTAGATCAAGATATAATCACAGAAAAACTAAAAAAAGAAAATGTAAACTCTATTTTAAGAGGTCGTGAAAACAGATTTGGACTTGCACTCGGAAGAATAGATAGATTTAATTGGGCAGAAACAATAAACACAGAAAACCCCATTGATGCACACATGGTAAGACCTTTTAATTTAGATGCAGCAATTAACATATTAAGTAAAACAGAATGAGTAAATTTATTGAAAACGTACAAAATTGGGATAATCACAGACCATTACTTTGGTGGGCTTTAAAACAAACTAAAGGACAAACAGAACCCGTTTTAGAGATGGGATGTGGCGAAGGCTCAACACCTTATCTTCAACAATACCTTAAAACAGATAAGCGTAAATTAATAAGTTACGACTACTCAAAAGAATGGGCAGATAAATATAAAGCTAATCATGTAACAGATTGGGATTCAATTAATCACGAACAATACTCAGTAATATTAATCGACCACTCACCAGGAGAAAGAAGATACATTGACATTCAAAAGTTAAAAGATAATTGTGATTACATGATTATTCACGATAGTGAACCTGCAGCTTATGGATATATGTTAGATAAGATTTGGCATTTATTTCCTTACAGAAGAAACTTAATAACTGATGGAGCATGGGCAACTATTGTAAGCACAAAACATGAAATACCTGAAATAAACATAAAAGGTTTTAACATTCAATGATACAACTACTAGCAACTACATACATAATAGCAAAGTTTATCCCTAAACCTATTTGGTTACATCGTAAACCTTTTACTTGTCCGCTTTGCTTAACTTATTGGAGTTTCTTAATTTATCAAATAATTAACTTTACTACTTATTTTGATTTATTGACTATTCCTTTTACCTTTGCATTAATAGCTTCTCTCTTTGAACGATTAAACGATAGGTACTTATGACCGAAGAAATAAAACAATCTTTGTTAAATTGGGAGTCAATGGGTAAAAACTATTCACCAACATTTAATTGGACTGAATTAAACGAAATAGCAATTAAGTTAGGAAACAAACCATTTAACTTAGGATGCTCAGAATGTAGGAGACAATTACTTGAATACTTATTAGCAACAATAAAAGAAAATGGATAAACTATTATTAGAAGGAGAAATCGTTAAAATAAATGTAAACGGTTTTTTAGTAGATGTTAAAATAAAATCTATTGAAGGAAGTATTTATACAGGTTTTCAAATAATAACCGAAGGAATAAATGTAAATGAGCCAAGTAAACAATCCTAATCACTACGGAGGCAAAGAAAACACCTACGAAGCGATAAAAGTAATTGAAGCATGGGAACTTAACTTTCATTTAGGCAATGTAGTAAAATACATAAGTAGAGCAGGTAAGAAAGATAAAACAAAGTTAAAAGAAGACCTCGAAAAAGCTAAATGGTATTTAGATAGATTTATTGGTACTTTATAAAAGAAAATGGCTCAAGAAATAGATAATAAAGGACAAAATCGTACAATCGCTCTTAAAAAAGCAATGCTTGAAGCATTAGAGAGACATTTGGCTATTATTACACCTGCTTGTAAAGAATTAGGTATAAGTAGAGATACTCACTACCGTTGGTTAAAAGAAGATAAAGATTATAAAAAAGCAGTTAAAGAATTAGAAACAGTTGCTTTAGACTTTGCGGAATCAGCTTTGCACCAACAAATAAAAAAAGGCAATCCACTATCAACAATGTTCTATTTAAAATGTAGAGGTAAAAAAAGAGGCTACATTGAACAGCAGGATATTAAGGTAACTGGTAACATGAAATTTAAAGCTGACTTTGGCGAAAGCAATACTATACAATCCACATCCGAATCAGAGGAAAATACATAATGCAATAAATAACGGAACTGAAAAGTACTATGTTATCAATATAGGTAGGCAGTTTGGTAAAACTTTATTGGCATTGAATCAAATGTTATTTTGGGCCCTAAATAATAAAGGCTGTAAGATAGCATGGGTAAGTCCTGTTTATAAACAATCCAAAAAAGTATTTGAAGAAACGTTTAAGGCATTTGCTAAGCGAATGGAGATATACCGAAAAGTTAACCAGTCAGAATTAATTATAGAGTATATTACAGGCTCAACAATTCAATTCTTTTCAGCGGAGCGATACGATAACATTCGTGGTTTCACATTTGATTACCTGGTATGTGATGAGTTTGCTTTTATGGATGAAAAAGCATGGACGGAAGTTTTAAGAGCAACTGTACTCGTAAAAGGTAAAAAGGTGCTTTTAATTTCAACTCCAAAAGGTAAAAATCACTTTTACAAAATGCACCAATTGGATGGCACTAATGAGCAGTACAAATCATTCACAATGACAAGTTACGATAATCCAATGATTAACCCATCCGAAATAGATGATGCAAAGTTAACACTACCTGAAATGATATTTAGGCA